TGGGGTAAGTATGAGGACTTAGTTGAATTAGTGGAGAGCTTTAAAATTTGACTTTTCCCCTATAATAGTTTATACTTATAGGGACTTAAAGAACTTTCCATAGACACGGACTTTGGAAAAGTCTATGGATTACAATCAAACTTGATTGGAGATTCAGAAACCTTAATAAGTATCTCTTGCAAAGCTTTATGTTTTAGTTAGAGGATGTAAAAAGATTTTAAAAATTAAACTCTATAAGATGAAACAATTATTATTAGCTTTAATTCTGGGTATTACTATTATATTAGTAGTAAACTACTTTAAACCAAGCAACACTGTCTGCATTGACGGACAAGGTTACAGTGTAGCACCAGAGTTTCAACAAGAATTTATTAAAAACCATGCCAACTAAATTGCAAAGAGACTCAGTAAACAAATTGGTGGAAGCTGGTGGAATTATTGGAAAGGCAATGGTGCTAGGAGGATATAGTCCTAAAACAGCCAAAACACCCCAGAAATTAACTGAATCTCAAGGATTTGACCAACTGTGTAAAGAAGCAGGGTTAAGCAAGAAGCTAATACTTACAAGCCTAGCCGAGGACATAGAAAAGAAACCACAAAATAGAGTGCAAGAGCTTAATTTAGGAGCTAAGATAATGGGTATAGCAGTAGACAGAAGCGACAGTAAGCTAAAGGTAGAAATAGGTATATCCAAAGATGTAAGTGATAAGTACGAGAAATAAAAGTCTCCACCCCGTGTAAGAATTGACTTATCCCAGTAATAGAAACAAAATGAAATTACACTCTACACAGTCAGAAGTAGCTAAAGACACTCACAGATACCGAGTAGTTAATTGCGGGAGACGTTGGGGAAAGACTACCTTAGCGGTAGAAGAGATAAAAGGATTTGCATTATATAAGAAAGCAAGGATTTGTTACATAGCACCAACATACCAACAAGCTAGAGATATTGCCTGGCAGTTATTAGTAAAAGAGATGAGTCCTTTAATTGAAAAGGTTAACGAGTCTAGGCTAGAGTTAACCGTAAAAGGATTAAAAGGCTCAAGTGTTATTCAGTTAAGAGGTTGGGAGAGTATAGAGACCATGAGAGGGCAACAGTTTGATTTCGTTGTGATAGATGAGATAGCCTCAATGCGGAACTACTGGATTAACTGGCAAGAGGTTGTAAGACCTACACTAACCGATACTAAAGGAGAAGCACTATTTATCAGCACACCCAAAGGATTCAATCACTTCTACGATCTGTTTAACAAAGAACAAGAAGACAAAGATTATAAGAGTTTTAATTTTGATACATACTCTAATCCTCACATAGACAACGATGAAGTAGACAAGGCTAGGGAAGAGTTGACAGAAGATAGATTCGCTCAAGAGTATTTAGCAGACTTTAGAAAGACAGAAGGATTAGTTTATAAAGAATTTAACAGAGAAATACATGTCACCAAGGAGACCCCAACCAAAACGGTTGAAACTATACTCGGAATTGATTTCGGCTATACAAACCCCTCTACAATTCTCCCGATTGAAGTTGACGAAGATGCTAACTACTGGATTAAAGAAGAATGGTACAAAACGAAACAAACGACAGAGCAGATTGCTGAACAAGCTAACCTCTATCATTCAACCAAAGTCTACCCAGATCCTGCGGAACCAGATAGGATTGACCTCCTCAAGAAACAAGGACTCAACTGTAGGGAAGTCTCGAAAGACATTGTAGCAGGAGTAGACCACGTCAGAGAACTCTTCAAACAAAACAGAATACATATACACCCTGACTGTAAAAACTTAATATTTGAACTTGAGACATATAGATATCCCGAAAAGAAACCAGACCAGAACGAACAAGAGAAGCCAGTAAAAGAGAATGACCACGCATTAGACGCATTAAGATACGCACTCTACACAAACAAACCTAAATTACCCGAACTAGGAGATCCCTATTGGGATAATGTAGGAACTTATTATAAAGACTAAAAACATGGCTGAGGAATTAACAACAGAAGAAACTCTAGAACCTGGAGAAGAAGAAACTACAGAAGAAGTGATTATTGAAACCTTTGAAAAAGAAAAGAAGAACTACGAGCAAGCTTCTCTAGGAAATCGTTCAGAGATACAAGACATCTACAAGGTATACATTGGTAAGACAGACGAAACTACTACAACCCCATACGATACTAAAGAGACTATCCCTAAACTTCGTACAGAGGTCGCTTATGTTAAACCATTTATCTTCTCCGGTAACCCTGAGATAGAGATTGAAGGAGTAGGGGACGAAGACCAAGCTATCTCACGAATACTAGAAAAGATTGTTAATTACAGAATCAGTCAATCAATACCTAACGCCTATGAGAAGATAGAAGCGTGGGTTCATCAAGCCGTAACCTTTGGAACATCGGTTATTAAAGTTGTATGGAACTTCGAGACTGTAGAAGAAGAGGGAGAAGACGGTATTACCTTTGAAAGACCTGTAGTAGATAGGCCAGACTTACAAATCCCCAACATATTAGATGTTTTCTATAACCCTATGATTCCAGAAGTTAAAGACCAGGTATCCCTTCTCTTTCGCTCTGTATTAGCCTTAGAAGACGTTAAGAAGGATGAGAAGTACAATTACACCAATTCAGACGGCAAACTCAACAGGGAGGAGATTAAGGGCAAAGGTAAAATGACATCAGATACTTATGATTCATCTTCACAACAACCAACTGACGTACTATCTAACCAACAAGGAATGGTAGAGATTTATGACAGATGTACTAAGGGAAGACTACAGACTATCGCAGTAGGTAATAAGACTTTAGTTTTAAGAGATGTCGACGGTTATGATGAGATAAACGCAGTTAAACTATTATTTGAACCAAACACTATCCCTAATATCTTTGATGGTCTAGGAGTAGGACAAAACACTTTAAACCTTGGTAAGAGTTATTACAAGATGTTCAACCAGACTTTGACCAACGTGAAGATGTCTAACAACCCTATGTTTCTTTTCACTAAAGGTTCTCGGATAGACAAGAGGCAGTTAGTTTCTAAACCAGGTGGAGGTGTTGAAGTAGAAACAGACGGACAGAGAATCGGTGACAGTATCCAACCTTTAATATTCCCAGACATAAAGAGCGGAGCTATTGAAATGCTTAACTTAATTGATGACGAACACAAAAGAGCTTCAGGAGCTAATGACTTAGTTCAAGGTTCAGCTAGTAACGACACACTAGGACAAGACGAAATCGCACAAGCTAATATTTCTAATCGGTTTGAGTTAATTGTTAGACGGTTTAAACAAGCTTTAGCAGATGTTGCTAGAATGATTATTGTATTAGATTTAAAGAATCTTCAAAGTCCTGACGCTGAGATACTACGAATATTCCCGGAAGAAGTTAGACTTCAAATCTATGAGTTACTTATTAGTCAAGGTTCAAGTATCAAGTATGATGTTAAAGTCAAAGGAGATACCAACGTAGCCCGTAATAAGAACTTAGAGTCTAAAAGACTTGTTGACTTATTCGACCTTTCCCAGAACTTCTTAACAGATCGAGAGAAGAGAGCCTTTATCCGTAAGATAGCTGAGAAACAAGGAACAACTAACATAGACGAGATAATCCAAGAGCAAAACCCAATAGCTGACCAACAAGAGCAGTTTGACGCACAACAAGAACAACTAGCAGCCCAACAACCACAAGGGCAATTTAATCAAGTAGGAGCGCAAGGTAATATAAGATAACTCTATGACAACAAAAGAAGAATACGCAGAACTGCATGAAGTAAAACGAATGATTGAAGGAGAGCTATTTCAGAAGTACATAGTGGAACGAGTAAGAGCTTACCAAGATACTCTCAAGGCTGCTTACAGTTGCGATACTTTAAAAGAGATAGCTAACATAAGAGGGCAGAAGAAAGGCAGTGATCAGTTCTTTAACATATTAAAAGATATAGATAAAGATTTTGTTAATAAGAAATTTGAACTCTCAGATGAATGAAACTCTATCATTCTGAGTGTTTAAAAGTCGAAACTCAAAATTAATTAACAACAATCAAAAAAATTATGGATAATCTCGAAAACAATGACCCTGTAGAAGCTGCTGACGTTACAGCTGCTCAAGGACAATCGGATGTGGAGACCCAACCTGTGGAAACTACTGGAGAAGTTAGTAACGAAACTCAACCAGAAGGAGAAGCAGTAGCATCGAATCCTTGGGACAATGACCCAAAGTTTAAAGGAAAGAGTCCAGAAGATACTTATAAGGCGTACCAAGAAGCTCAAAAGGCTATTGGAGCAACCAGTGAAAAAGCTGAGATTGCAAACCTGATTGAGGAAAAATATGGACTAACACCTGAACAATTTAAAAGTCAGTTAGAAACTCAGGAAGCACAGGCTAAGCAGGCACGTTATAAAGACAACCCTCTAGCCCCACTTGTAGATGAAGTAGGAGAGCTTAAACAAATCGTTCAAAAGCAAGAGCAAGAAAAGGCTCTAGCAAACGAGGAGAAAGAGCTTGACGCTTTTCTAAAAGAAAACCCTGACTACGCACCAAACCGAGACAAGATTCTCAAACTAGGTTTAACCTCTGAACAGGATAAATCTTATGAGGATATTGCCAGAGATTGGTTCGGAGAAACACGAGCGCAAGGACAACAAGATGCTTACAAAAAGATTGAAACGAAGAAAATGACACAGGCTACTGGTACTCAAAGTGCTCCGAAGAAGAGTTTTACTTCTGAAGAGATGGACAATATGAGTGCTGCAGAGTTAGAGGCTGTATTGCCACACGCTGACGTATCAAATAGGCTGTATTAAAATGAATGGCTACTATACCAAGTACAGGTAGTACCTTATCAGCAGAAATGCAAAGGTATTATGACAAGGTATTTTTGGAAAGATTACAAAATTCCCAAAAATATAACTTTCTAGCAATCCAAAAGGCTCTTCCAAAAAACTCAGGTCAAATAGTTTATTTCACCAGAGTTGCCCAGTTAACTGCTAACACAACTGCTTTAACTGATGGAACAAGTCCTACTGGTATTAATTCAACTTCTAGCAATGTTATCGCTACTGCAAGCCCTTATGGTGCGTGGGAGATGATGGCTTCTCTATACGAAATGACTACTATCGACGTTGGTTTGAAAGAACACATCGAAGCTATGGGTCAGAACGCTGGAGAATCTATGGATATCGTTCTAGGAAAAGAATTGAACGCTTCCGCTACAACTCAATGTGGTGGAGCAACATTCGCTGCCCAGGCTACCGCTATTGCTTCTTCTGACACTTTGTCAGTATCAAGCATTAGAAAAGCTGTAAGTACACTTAAAAAGAACAAAGCTCCTAAATGGGACAATGGCAATTATCGTGCTGTTTGTAACGTAGACGGAATTTATGGTCTTCAAGGTGACACTGCTGCTGGTAACTGGATTAACATTGGAACTTATAATTCTGGTGACAATGCAGAAATGTTGAAGAAAGGTGTCATTGGTTCTTTATACGGTGTTGACATCGTAGAAACGAATCAAGCATTCTCAGCTTCAGGTGTTGATGGAACTAATGCAACTTCAGCCCGATCCAACTTTATTGCTGGAAAAGGTGCTGTCGCAGAAGTGAAATTATCAGGTGGAGGAGATGCAAGAATTATTCACAAGAAATCTGACAGTTCAGATACTTCCAATCCTTTGGAAATGTACTCTACTCTTGGATGGAAAGTGGATGCTTATGCCGCTAAAGTTTTGAATGCCGATTGGGTAATCAACATGCAAGCTTACGGAACAGGAACTGCCAACTAGGCTAACCTATTATTTTGGAAAAGATACCTCAAGTCTCTTTTCCAATCTTGAGGAAATAATAATTAAACTCTGCAAGGAATAACGTTCTTTGACAGACCTAAAACAATGATAATACCACACGGAAACAGAGTATTAGTTAGAATTAACAAACGTTATCTAACCCAAGAAGGGACTAAGAAACCTTTACTAGATGAGAACGGAACGCAAGTTTATGACCAAGAACAAGAAGCTAAAGTACTTCATGCAAACGTTAACGGGCTAAAGAAAGGAATGATTATCTACCCGGTTATTAGAGGAGGAGTGCCAATTTACAAAAAGGAAACAAAGAAATTCGTTGAGGTTATAATCGATTCAGAAGACATCTATGCTTACGAGGTTTAAACGAATTACAGACAAACTAGGCTGTAAGATTGTTCCAATAGCGACCAGAGTAAACAACAAGCTTACTAGAAGACCTGACATTCTCGGAGTTGAAAGACACGGAGAGTTTGTTATGACTATCCCTAGAAGGATGTATGGCTTCCCAAGCAAGTCTCATCAAGACTTAGGCGGTAGACAACACCCGGACTTCTTCGCTTGCGAGACTACTATTTATAATAAATTCTATGAAAACTAAGGTATTAGGAATAGCTACTGATACTATCAGAAGAGGTGACGAAATTCTATTAAAAGATGGCAAAAGAATGTATGGTGCTATCGGATGGTATAGGATTGTAAACCCCCTGGAGAAACTAGGCTGTGAAATAACAATCGGTCAAGCTATCAAAGCTACAGCAGAAGACGCTTTTGAATTAAAGAAAAAGGGAGATGTTTGGTTTTGTAAGATGTCAGACAACGAAGGGATAGATAACTTATACGCCGCTCATAAAGAGTTTACTGGTGCTAAGTTTATATTGGACCTTGATGATGACCCTTTACACACTAACGAAGACCACCCTGATTACGAAGAGCTAGAGAAGAAGAAAGACATGAGAGTACGAATGGTTAAGATGGCAGACCATGTAGTTTGTGCCACTCAAGAGATAGCAGACAGTATCGAAGAGCTTAATTCTCACACTACAGTAATACCTAACACAGTTGACCCTAAGATATGGGAAGTTAAATCAAAGAAGAAGAAAGGAAAGAAAATAAGAATTGGCTGGATGAGTTCAGGCTCACACTTTGCTGACTTACCTTTGTTGAAAGAAGCCTTAGAAGTAATACCAAAGAAATATCCTAATGTAGAATTTCACTTTGCTGGAATGACATGGAGTACAGATAAGATAGGAGGAGCATTTCACCACATAGGAACTACAGGCTATAAACCTTTCCCTCAGTTTTATGCAGACTTAAATATAGACATCGCAGTTGCGCCAGTTAAAGACAACCCTTTTAATAATTGTAAGTCAAATATTAAATGGTTAGAGGCTGCAATGTTAGAGATTCCAATGGTTTGTTCAGATACGAAGACATACAAAGCCGTACAACACGGTAAAACAGGATATAAGGCTTCTACACCTAAACAGTTCATTAAGTACCTCAGCATGCTAATTGAGGACAAACAGAAGCGTATAGAGATGGGTAAAGCAGCTAAGAAAGAAGCTTTGAAAAATTGGAATGTAAAAGACGTTCTTCCTAAATACGAAAGACTATTTGATAAGATAGGAGAGGTCAAAGACATAACTGTAATGACTGCTATAACTGGAGACAAAGACAACCTACAGGATCAACCAGAATACCCAGGTGTTCAATATGTAGCTTATTCAGATAGAAAGATACCAGACCCGGAGTGGGATGTTAGACAAGCTTACTCTAAATTCAAAGAGCCAGTAATGAACGCTAAGATTCACAAAGTGCTTTCTCATAAGTATTGCGACACTCCTTATATAGTTTGGATTGATGGAACGATTAAATTGAAGAAAGACCCTCACGAATTGGTTAAGTTAATGGGGGATAAAGACTTTGCTTTCTTTAAACACCCAGGAAGAGATTGTGTTTACAGAGAAGCAGAGAAGTGCGTTGAACTACAGAACGCTGATGTATCAGACATAGCAGCTCAATGTAAAGAATATGCTAAGATAAATTACCCAGAGAATAACGGACTGAATGAGTTGACTGCTTTTATTAGAAAGAACAATCCAAGAGTGAATAACTTATTCGAGAAGTGGTGGGCTGAAATTTGCCGATACTCGAATAGAGACCAGATTAGTTTCCCAGTCATATTTCAAGATGAGAAATGGGCTACTATCCCAGGGACAGTAAACTATATTAAAGGAAACAAAGATTTTAAAGGTAATAAGTATTTTAATTTTAAGAACCATAAGTGCTAACTCTATGAAAGTAAACATTGTTAATTACGAAGACGGCTACGTTAATGGAATTTTATCTAAGTACGCTCATTGTATGGAGAAAGAGCTTATTGATTTAGGGCATGACGTAACAGTTAAAAGAAAACCAGACCACAAAGCCGATATAAACCATCACATCAACTGCCAGTCTGCTGTTAAGTGTCCAACGTTAAATACGACAATGGTCACTCACTTTACTAGTGATATGTATGAACTGGAGGAGAAACTAGACTTTGTTAGAGACTATGACGGTGTAGGGATATGTTTTTCTAAAGGAATTAAGGAGTATTTGATTAAAAATGGAATACCTAAAGAAAAGTTAGAAGTAGTTAACCCAGCTCACGATGGAATGGCTAGAAGACCTCGTATTATTGCACTAGCTTATAAGATATACCCTGACGGAAGAAAGAGAGAAGAAATGTTTGAAAAGATGTTCTTATCACTTAAAAGACCTGAAAATTACATATTTAGAATAATGGGAGAGGACTGGAAGCCTACATTAGACAGATTAGCTAAGAAAGGTATAAAAGTTCAATGGACTGACGTATTCTCACTTGATTTATACGAACAAATACTCAATACATCAGACTATTTACTATATACAGGAGGAGAAGACGCAGCAGCTCAATGTATTGTTGACGCTAAGAACGCAGGATTGAGGATAATTTCACCAGTAGTTGACGAGGTTGAAGTAGATATTCCTTGGGTAACTCAGAAAGAACTGAATAAGATATTTGCTGATATGGATGTAAACCCTGTCGAGTCGTGGACTTGGGAAAATTATACTAAAGCTCATGTAAAGATATGGAAAAAAATGCTAAAATAAAGCTCAACCTGGGTTGTGGAATTGATTTGCGAAAGGGTTTTACAAATATTGATTTATATGATATAATTAAGCTGAAAGAAGGCAAAGGAGTCTTTAAAGACGCAAAAGTGCGTGGAAAGTATGTCAAAGCTGATGTTCGCAAGTTACCTTTCAAAGATAACTACGCTGATTACATCATTGCTAGTGAGATATTAGAGCATATGCCACTAAAAGATTTAAACAACACATTAAGAGAGTGGATAAGAGTTTTGAAGAAGGGTGGAAAGATGATTATAACTGTCCCAGACTTCAATCAACTATGTCACGACTGGTTAACAACCCCATTCGACCCTGAGAAATACGGAGATGACGCACAAGTTATTTATGGGAGCCAACTAGCAGACGGAGAATATCACCAATCACCTTTAACAGTAGAATTTTTCCACTACTACCTGAGCAGAATGGATTTAAAAGACGGAAGGATAATAACATACAAAAAAGGACATCCCACTATAGATTATGACGGTAAGCCAGCCAAGGAAGGATACGCATATAGAAACGGCGTGATACACGTCGAGATAATTAAATGAGTTCTTTAAAAAAGGAGGATACAATGAAAATACCATTTTTGAAACCAGACATTCGTGAGGAGGACATTCAGTTAATGAATGACTCTATTCGTAGCGGTTGGTTAGTTCACGGTGAATATACCAATCAGTTCGAGCAAGAACTTAACAAAGTTGTTGGCGGAACTTCATTTATGACTTCTTCTTGTACTGCGGCTTTACACATGAGTTTAATCTTAGCCGGGGTTGGAGAAGGAGACGAAGTTATCACAACACCAATGAGCTGGGTTTCAACAGCTAACTCTATTTTGTACACGGGAGCTAAGGTTGTCTTTGCAGATGTCGATTCCACTGGAATACTGGACATTGAAGACGTTAAAAAGAAGATTACTCCTAAAACAAAAGCAATTATCGTTGTTCATCTCTACGGTCAAATGGCTGATATGATAGCTTTCTCTAAATTGGGGATTCCTATTATTGAAGATTCTGCTCACGCTCTTGAAGCAGAGAGAGCAGGTTATCGTCCTGGAGAATTAGGTTTTACTTCTTGTTTATCATTCCACGCCGCTAAGAACATTACTTGCGGACAAGGTGGAGCGATTATCACTAATGAGATTGAGAAGTGTAAACTATTAGTCAGGGATGGCGTTAAAAATGTTGACGGCAAAAGAACAATGCTTGATTGGGGTTATAAGTATGATTCCACAGACTTTCAAGCAGCACTTTTAGTCGGTCAGATTAAACGCATTAAAGAAACACACGCAAGGCGGTTAGCAGTTTATCAGCAGTATGAAAACGCATTTAGAGGGAAGATTGAGTTCAACGAAAGAATTGGAACTCACGCTTGCCACATGTTCGTTATTTACGTTGATAATAGAGATTTAATCAGAAAAAAGTTGTTGGAAAAAGGGATAGAAACAAGTATTCATTATCCTCCGATACATCTTGAACCCTATTACGAAAGTCTAGGATTCAAGAAAGGTTCGTTTCCAATCGCTGAGAGAATTGGTGAAAGAGTGATTACACTCCCAACTTACGCTCTCACTAACAAACAACAGGATTATGTAATCCAGGAGGTACTATGCGCATTGCACTAATACAGCCCGATAGTCCTTTTCTAACTTATCCGTTAGCATTTCCGAGTTTAGGATTACTGTATATTTCAGCCTATCTCAAAATGAACGGTTATACTCCTGACTACTATGATTTGACTGGTGGTGGAGAACTGCCAAGAGTTAAAGCAGATATTATCGCTTTTACTTGTCAGATCACTCAGTATAAAGATGTTATAAGTATGAGAAGACGGTTAATGAAGACAAACCCCAACGCAAAGTTTGTTGTTGGTGGTCCATTCGCTACCCATAGCCCAGAGTTCTTTGAAGGGTTTTATACCATTCAAGGCGAGGGTGAGGAAGCAATGCTCCAGTTTGTCCAAGGTGCTAACAGAGATTTAGTTAACATCGACCCTAACTTCTTTCCTGACTGGGAAGCCATCGACCTGAAAAGTATGGCTATGGTCTTGAAGAAAGCGTTGTATCAACATTATGACCAAACGAGGCAACTGCCCCTTCCATTGCACATTTTGTGCGAAGCAGAGACAGCAAAGCCCGTTGAGTTTAGAACTGCTGACATGTTTGCTGAGCTGATTATCTTCGACTAAAGTTGAGCATAGCATTATGATGACGATGTCTGATACAGAACGTGATATAGATATTGCTGTCTCAAGACGTGTATGCTACAGTGTATGACAAACAACTGC